CAAAAGATTACAACGCTCACCGAAAAGATATAGGTAAAGGTCCAATAATTATGTACGTAGATACCTCAGGTTCTATGGGTGGAGAACCAGAAGTCTGGTCAAAAGCTATTTCGTTTGTAATTTCTGAAGAAGCCTTAAAGGAAAATAGAGAAGTTCAGATCTATTTATTTGATACACGAATTGAACAGGGTGTGATCTTGAAGGGAAATAGAAAAACAAACAAAGAATTACTTGACTTTGTAGGTACTTGGCATCTTGGCGGAGGTACAAGTTTTAATTCCGTAATCTGCCACGCGGTCGAACTAACAAAGACCCAGGATCGTTCAGACATTCTTTTGATTACGGATGGTTATTCAGACGTTCGAGACTCTAATATGAGAGCGCTTCGGTCCCTCAAACAAAGGACAGGAGCCATGTGGAGTACAATCTGTATCGGAACACATGTTCCAGATATAGTGCATGAGTTTTCAGATGAAGCTTATGCGGTCGACATTTCTGCTCACGCAGAAACCATTGACGTTATCCAAAAATGTATTAGGTGATCACCATGCCACGACCTTCTGAAGATCAAATCCTAGAGCTTTGGCGCGACACTCAAGCTTCAGCTCGCATAGACCATCCAGATCCTCCACTAGAGTTGATGATAGGCCGTTTTGCTGACTCGTTGTTAGACAAGTGGCAGTACGCTGAAGGGCGCTCAGACCTCGACAGTCTGTTTGACAATTCAAACTGGGTGTGGGCAGAGGAAGAGGACGAAGGAAAAAACAGTGTGTGTGTTTTTTAAAAAGTAAGACTTTTATTTATTACGTATTCTTTATTATGACTCCTGACTTTTCTGAGTATTTTTACTTGGACTCCGCTATTTATAGCGGTCTAAGATGGAAAAAGAGAAACGGACGTATTGCTCCGGGCGAAAAAGCTGGAACCTTATATAAAACTAAAAAACATTATGTTGTTCAGCTTCTTGGAAAAAAATACAACTGTGACGACATTATTGCCAAACTTAAAGAAAATAAAAAGTTAGTTCGTTAAAATTACTAAACAACACACAGACAAACTAATGGACGACTCTCAAATTTGCGATTCACTTCTTGACCACTGTTGTACCGTGTTTAATAACGTAAAATTTAATCTGGGTGTTAGCTCAAAAAGTGCGTGGCAACGAGAAGCGCGAGAACCAATGGCTGCGGTTTTTAGAACCTTAGCTGAGGAATTGGTTATTGATTTAACTAGTGATAAAGACGATAAACATAACCAAACCTTAACGTTAGTAAAACATTATTTGTTGAACAAAGCAAACGAACACTTGGATGACGTAGTGTGAACCACACTGATGTAAATTCGGTTTTACTAGAGCCAAGTAAAAGGGACGCAGCTACGGAAATAAAGCTTATAAAAAATATATATTATTGGGATTCCAGTATTGAAAGTTTAGCTAACTGGATAATGGCTTCGTTATGGACTTCCGTAAACACAAAATCCCAGACTGAAGGAGACGACTATGTTTTTAAATATAAAGAATCTTGTATTGCATATAACTTTAAACAAAGAATATTCACTATTAATTTATGGAGCGAAGAAAATTCTTTTTATACTGTTGGTTTACATGTAAGTTCTTACTTGGAGACACTCTATGGAGTTAAAACATTTGCCGAAGTAGAGACTTCTTTAATATTTGACATTGTAGAAATTGAAAATTTGTCAAAAACAATAGCTAGGGATGTTGATACGTGGATAACAAATGTACCTAATATTTACAAAGAAATTTGTGCTGGTTAATTTGCATATTTTTATGTCATTAACAAGTTTAAACTCCACTCATATATTGTCCGGGAGTCATCGGGCTCAGACCACGAAGTTCTCTCAGCATGTTTATATTTTGAGTTTGCCTTTCTATAGAAGGTAGAGAATAATCCCCACCAACCGGTACATCGTCAATAGGAGTAGGTATAGTTCTTGGTCCAATTTTCAATTTAAATGTTCTAGCTATGGGTCCGCCTTGTTCTTCTGCAAGAAGCTCAGGGTGTTTCATAAGATACATGTTTAAAAAAGAGAGCGCTTCGTCTTGCATCAAATGGTTTCTTCTTAAAAAATTATAGCCTCGCTCCTTTGTTTAAACAAATATTAAATTTTTATGAAGCGGCTTGACACTATATTTACACCCATTACATTGACCTTGTAAACGGACTTTCTTATGGACATCAAGTTCAAATACCAGGGTTGCACCCTGGAAAACCCAGAAGCAGCGGCTTTAATGAAAGCTGCTAAAGCAAAGCAACCTTTTGAGATCGACCTTGAAACTCTGATCGATGTCAAAATAATGGACAGTGACAAGCTGTTTAGCCTAAGCGTAGAGCAAAAGAGTTCCGCGCTGGCATCCCTAGCTTTTAAGCTAGCTACATCTGAAAAAGCAACTCCTAAATATTCTGCTTTGGTTAAAAACAAACCAAGCACAAAAAAACTCGAAACATCAAAAGATCCTCTAGACATTGTAGAGGAAATAAATAAGTCTGTTAGTTACCGTAGTGCAGGCGCAGCTTTATTGCTCCACCTTTGTACAACAACAGATTATCGCGCAATACGCGATATAGCAGTGGAGTTTGTAAATAAGTGTTCTTCGGAATACCGAATCAAATCCACGTCAGCGGTGTATCGTGGGTTTAAAAAGAACGCTAGTAAAGTATTTGAACCAACTGAACTTTCTCCCGGAACCCCTCGTCGTGATTCTTTCTACGTCTGCCCTTTATACATCTCTCTTCGTTCGGGCTTGCTCTATTGCGACAGTAATGGGCTGCTGTCTCTTCGTCAGCAATATTCCTGTGGTTCACGACGAGAGGACGCTAGCTCCAAAGCTGAAGCGATGAAGCGGATGTTCTACACATTTAAACTAACCGACAAGGGAAATCAAGTTAAAGAGATGTGGGGAGACATTGAAACATACCTTGTAAACTTCTACAAATCTCGTCAGGCTTGATCGAATGGAGACTCTAAATTATCCTAGAACTTCGAAAACTCTCACTGAAATTTGTTTCGATGCCTTCAACGAAACTATTGGGGAGTTCATTGACGACTTAGAACCAGAGGAGATTATGGATTGTTTCCGAGGAGCAATCTGTCATAACATTGATTACCACACGGGTGAGACGGGGAAGTTTATGGAACTACTTTCTTATGTAGTTCCTGAACTGGAAGAAGAATCCGAAGAGCAAAACGACGTTTATTAACTTTTAGGTCTGCGGCGTCCTCGCGGTTTGCATTGCGGGGGCGCCTTTACTATTTTCTTTTAAACTTCTAATGCACATCAACTACATAACAACACCCGATACGTACACCGAAGCCATTGGAATTCTTACCCAACATAAAAAGATTTGCCTTGACTTCGAAACAACAGGGCTACAAGCAAGATTGGCTAAACCGCGTTTACTCCAGTTGTGTGACAGCAATCCAACTGATGAGGATCGTATTGTTTATGTTTTTGACTTATTTAAAGTTCAAGCTGACAGCGCGTTAAAGGAGTTAATAGAGTCCCGCGAAATGATAATTGGTCAAAATTTAAATTTTGACTTGCAGTTCTTATATGAGTTAGGAATTGATTTTAAAAACAAGATTTATGATACTTACATTGCTGAGCGTGTATTGCGTTCAGGTTTTAAAGAAAAAAAGATTAGTCCTCAAGCTCAAAAACCTTACTTTGCGGATTTGTCGTGCAGTTTAAAAGCCATCGCACTAAGGCGTCTTAACATTGAACTCGATAAAGAGCAGCGTCGAACAGATTGGTCTCAACCCGAACTAACGTTAGAACAAATAGAGTATGCAGCAAAAGACGTTGACGTACTGCCACGCATTGCCGCAGATCAACTGGAAGAGCTGCGTGAAGAAAATTTAACTCCTATTTATAGCGTCGAGTCGCAGTGTGTTCGCCCTGTGGCTTTAATGTGTCACACAGGATTTGGGGTTGATGTAACGAAATTAATGGTGTTGCGTAAACGTATTGAGGATGAACTGGTTGCAAAAACCGAACAGTTTATTAACGAACTTGACTCTAGACTTCCAGAAGATTGCAAACTTCCAAGGTCTAGTGACGGTTCTATTGCTGTTGGAAAAAAACCAAAGAAAGAATTCAACCCCGGATCAACAGCCCAGATTGTCAATGTCTTTAGTTCTTGCAATATCGAGTTGCCTAAAGATGCCACGACGGGCAAGACCACGCTTAACCAAATCGCCCTTTCTGAGTTTGATAGCGAAGACTCAACCTTGATTCTGTACCGAGAACGAACTAAAATTGAGACTCGATTAGAGCATGTAAATAAATTAATTAGTAATATAAACCCTGTAACCCACAGGATACACTCTGGTTACAACCAAGTTGGTGCAAACTCCGGACGTTTTACCAGCAATGGATCCCCTAAAACAACTAAAACACAGGGAAAAACAGTTTATGCAGTAAACATTCAGCAAGTTCCAAGGTCAAAAGATTTTAGAGAATGCTTTATTGCCGCTCCAGGTTATAAGTTGGTTATTTGTGACTGGGCTCAAATCGAGTTACGCCTCGGTGCGGAGCTCATAAACATAGCTCAGATGAAAGAAGCTTTCGTTAAAAACATTGACTTACACACCTTAACTGCCAGCCTGATATATAAAATTGACATTTCTTCGGTTACAAAGGAGCAGAGGCAAGAAGGTAAGACTCTGAACTTTGCTCTCTTATACGGTATGGGTTACCGAAAATATAAAACGTATGCTGCTCAAAGCGGAAAGATGATTAGTTTATCAGAAGCTAAGATTGCCCACGCGGCATTTCATTTGGCTTACCCTCGTTTACGGGCGTGGCACCAAGAAAGAGCATCTCTGGTACAAGAAGGTTGGGCTTATATTCGAACAGCTTGCGGAAGACGACGGCTATTAAGTTACGATGATGCGACAATGATGTGCAGCGCCAACACACTAATCCAAGGAAGTGGGGCTGATATTTTAAAGTTGGCAATCGCGGATTTAAACAAACATTTAAATGAAGATGTTCGATTGGTCGCTGCTGTCCACGATGAATTGGTACTTGAAGTAAAAGAAGAATTAGCTGAGACTTATAAAGAGATTCTTGAGACAACCATGATTAAATCGGCTGAAACAGTTTTAAAATCAGTTCCTTCTTCTGCTGACGCTTCTGTAGGAAGTTCATGGGCCGCAAAATGACTAAACTTGCAGAGAAATCTTTATTTTCAACACAGGTTGAAATGGCTGCAAAACCTGAGTTAACACTTCGAGAGGCGTGGGTTATCCAAAACCTAGATGGAGACTACTTACGTTCATTTTTACAAGACAATACGGTCGTTAGTTACTGTTCCGAACGAGACGACGCAGAATGGTTTAATACTTACGAAGAAGCTTCTCTTCGTGCAAAAACTCTAGATATAGTAGTTCGTAAAGGACACAAACTACACAGATTTATGACCAGAAGAATTAGCTTGTAAACTTGCTAACATGGAACAGAACTAAAAAAAACCCATGCGCTTTGCGGGAGATACTTTTAGTCAGGCCGTAGAACAAGAAGAGGAAAACCCCTCTACTCTGACTCGTTACTTCCCTGACTTAAAAAATGTATATAAACCGGCTCTAAAAGTTAAAAAAGAGCAACCTAAGACAGATGCTACTTCTGTCTCAAGGACAATCAGCTAACTGTTAACCTTCTTCAAGTATTTATCTCGTGGCTTATTTTTTCGGTGGAAAACGATTAGAACCAGGTAAGCCTTTTTCGGCTGGGGATACAATGTTCCCAGAAAACTATTTAGATTTGTCCACGCCGGAAGAAAAAAAAGCTCTTGGTATAACAGAACAAGAAGATCCCGAACCAATTCGTATGGCTGGTGAAGGCCCTACCTCATCAGTAGAAGAAACCTCTCCAACAAAGACAGCCGATACAACTTCTTTTCCAGAAACAGATATTGATGATTCAACTAAACAATTTTTAGATTCTTTAGGACAAGATTTTTTTGATCAGTATGTTAAACCTCAATATGCAGGTGATAAATTTAATGTACAAGAAGGCAGACTTAGATACAACAAACCAGAGAACCAAAAAGGAGGTGTAATAAGATATGCAAGACCTGATGCGATTACTCCTCCGCCTACAGAGTTTTTACCTACTACAGGAGAAACACCCGCTAAACCTACTACAGGAGAAACACCCGCTAAACCTACTACACCTACTACACCTACATTTACACCGCCACCTGGCACTTCCCCTTCTATAACCTACCCTTCCGCACCGGATTTTAAAGCAGAAACTCCTTCTTCTGGAGGTGATGATGGCGGAGGTGATGATGGCGGAGGTGATGATGGCGGAAGAAATAACCCTCCTTTAACTAACCCTCCTTTAACTGAACCTCCAGGCAAAGAGCCAGAAGATACATTTAAAGTTCCAGAACCGACACCTACACCTACACCTACACCTGAAGCTACACCTACACCCAAGGCCACGCCGCAAATTATGGCGATGGAGAGATTTTATAAGCCTGGAGGGGGGCATTTACAAACATCGAACCCAAGTGTCGAAAATCTCGAAGGTTTTACGAGGGAGGGTCCCTCTTTTAACCTGTATAAGGATGAGAATTTATCCGAAGCTTCCGACGTATATAGAATATTTAACCCTTCAACAGGCAATCATCTACTGACGACAAATAAAGCGGAAGTAGACGCTGCAGTTGCGGGTGGTTATCAAGCTGAAGGAGTAACGGGAGAAGCCTATACTTCTCCGCGAGAAGGAACCGAAGCAGTTGAACGTTATTACAACGCAGTAACGGGTCAACACTTGTTAACTAAAGACCCTAACGAGATGGCCACTTTAGCGGAACTAGGGTATAACTATGAAGGCACAGCTTTCTATGCACCTAAATAAAACTAGTGTTACTAAAAGAATATAATCTCGAGTTTACTAAGCAAGATAAAAAAATTCAACTTCACATAGAAGCTAACAATAATAACCACGCGGTAGCTCAAGCAGAGGATATCTGCCGGGCACTAGATACAAACTCTTATTTACTAAACTACGGAGATTGTAAACAGACCAACCTTTCTGAACTATTTAAAAAATTAGCTTTAAACTTATTTGACTATAAAGTATGTGAGCCTTGGAATGGTACATTTAGCAATAATGTTCCGTGTCTCTACGTATTTAAACAGCGTTACTATGTAAGAAATTTAATTTTGAAATACCTAGACGTTCCGCGAGAAGGTGCTGTAGCCCGTCCAAGTTGCAATTGTAAGTCATGTATAAACCCATATCATTTCTCTTACAGAACCGGAAAAAACTCGAAATTAACTGGCGGAGATACCAATATGCTACTAGCATTCATAAGCCAAGGTTCTGGCGTAAGCCAAGCAGCCAAGGCACTAAAGGTGCATCGCTCAACCATTTATCGGAAACTAAAGCATGAACATTTTTCTGTTGGGTCTGAAAATAACAGACACCGCGCAGGATAACGAAGGCGTTATTAACGTCTTAGCTGATGCTCTCCCGTCAAACGACAAAAGAGTTTCAACAAAGGTCCAATTAATCCAGGACAAAAATCACTATGTAGGTAAACTACTACAACAATTAAGCAAAAACGATTCTGTTTTAGCTATTGGTCCTACACGAGCCACGGTTGATGGTGTGCTTCAAATGCAACCAATGCTAGTTATCTCAAAAGATAACTTCGATGACCTGCTGGCAATCAACTTGTTTATTGCTGCGGGTGGTCTGGGTCCAAAAGCCGATGAGGTTGAGCTCTCAGACACCACCGTCACGAATCGTTCCCTTGCTTGGCAAGCGGATAACGCCGAAACGTGTTGGTTTAAATTGACAGCATGGGCTGAATTATCAAAACAACTATCAGATTTAGCACCAGGCACACCGACTATTGCGGTCGGTAAAGTCTCTACTAGCGAAAAAGATGATAAAAATTACTTAAATTACACCTTGGATAAGATTCTTTATCTTCCCAAGTCATCGAAGTCCGCCCCTAAAAAAGCAGTGGATCCTGAAAAAGGTAAAATTGCTGCGGCGGCTATTGGTTCAATCGATTTTTCCCTTTAATTCAGGTATCTAATCATGGTTTTTATTGCCGGTAAATTTTCCGAAGACGAAATTCTCGCCAACGTTCCTCCCCACACACTACGAATTGATCTTCAAGCTCGCCGTTGGAAATCTGATGTAGACTCTGACTCTGCAATTATCGATGCAAACGATAACGGCATTCCAATTGAATTTATCCTTTTGGGGTTTACCCCTTATTTTGGAAATCTTGGAATGCGGAACCAAGAAGAGTTCATGCGTATTGCTTTTATCGGTGTAACTCCGAAGCACCGGCTTTTGCCGCCACGCTGTGTAACTACCGCGATGATCTCAGGTAAGTCCAGTCAAAAGAATTTTATCTCTTATTTTCAAACCCTGTACAACAACAGGATTAACTGCGCTTCAGTTATCACGTCTAGTAAGTTTGTGACTCGTTCTTTTAACGAACGGGATCCTGTAACGGGAGCAGACGGTGCCAAGATTAATTTTAATGCCTTGGAGTTTAAAGACCGTCCGGCTCAAAATGAGCTTGAAGAAAAATTGGTCGAGGACGTTATCGCGTGGCTCGATTCGACGGGAACTGAATCTGTAGTGCATTGCTTGAAATCTCACATCCCTGGTTCGGACTTGGTAGAGCTGCCCCTTGGCTCAGATCATTCTGAAATTAAAGCTCAGTTTGCCGCTGCAAGGCCGCAAGCTTTAGAGGGAACAGGAATGGCTCGTATGTTTGCTCCTGTTGCTGCTCCAGCAGCAGAGGATGTAATCGTAGTTAAACCCGAACCCCCGCAGCCGAAACGAAAAAAAGCTGTTGAGCTTACAGAAGAACAGGCCAAAGCTCTAGGAGTTGACTTTTAGAGTACAGTAAACAAGTGAAGCCAATCGAGCGTCGGTACTCCCGGCGCTTTTTATTTTTAATTTTTATAATGTTTTGCCCAAACCCAGACTGCAACAGCGTTGTCACTAACGTTTTAACGGTCCGTCAGAAAAAAAACGGAAAAACCAGGCGTCGCTTTTGTCCCACGTGCGGCTTGAAATTTTCAACAGAAGAGATTCTGTTAATAAAAGATGGTCATAAATTAATAAACCCTTATAAAAAAGAAAACAGAAACAGACAAGGTTCATGTAACCCAGGGGCAATATTGACAGATACCAATGTTAGAGATATGAGAAGATTATATAGAGAAGGCAAGACTCAAAAAGAATTGAGCATCAAATACGGTATGAGCAAAACTCAAATATATAGAATTATTCATCGCTTGAGCTGGAAGAACATTTAGTAGAGTTTCGTTTTAACGGATGGTCAACTTCACGTGGAGTTAAAAGTTCCGTTAACGGAGGAAGCATTACGCCAGAGCGAACACACCAAGAAGACAAAGCCGAGAATAAACGTTTATGTAACAAATGCTGTCTATGTACCATTTCAAAAACCTCTATAAGTTGTTCTTTATTCAGCTTCCTAGCGTCCATGAGAACTCGCTGGTGTAAAAAATTCTGTTCTGTATCGAGCCACTCAAGATTTAACATTTAATAAACATGGAATATGACGACTATACCCACTCTTCAGTAGACAGGCAACCTTCCTGTCAGTACACTATGAATCTCCACATGATCCTCATGACCGACTTTTATGTAGTTCCAGATGGGGTGACCCATACGCTGATTAAGCACACGTTTATATCGGGAAACATCTTAGTTCCTTACGATCCGCAACACGTTTTAAGCACACAACTTCAAAAACATAAATATACAGTCACAACAAATGAAGACCCGAATAACTTATTAGATCCTATCTGGTGGGTGTCCATGCGAGAAAAAAAATACGATTGGGTCGTCTGCTCAACCATGGGTTTAAAAGACTACAGTGAATACATAATGGAATACGGAATGTCAATAGCGACTAATGGCATTGCTCTTTTAGATAGGTTATCGTTCTTAGAACCGGTGTTTAAACGAAGAACATTCCTTCTAAAGAATAAATTATCGAACATGGTTGTTTTGTCGCCACGGCCAAAATTTCGAGCTGTAGGTTCGACTAAAGACTCTGTAACAGCTTGTTGGTTTGTTTTCCAAAAACCGGACAAGTGGATGGATGGCACGATGATCAGTTACGCAGTAAATTGGGAAAACATCGGAGCCCTTCCGGAACTTCCAACATGACATCACGTAGCAGAAAATTCGAGCTTTTTCAAAAGGCTGTTGTAGACAACCTGACAAAGCTAAACGAAAAACTAGATAAGCTCTGTGCGCTAACCGTTTCGAACCAACTTCTGCAAGAGTGCGTTGGTCCAGACGGTAGCGTCAGATCAGCAGAAGAGTGTGGTGATATTGTCGTAGAAAGTTTTATGGCGGGTATCTGTTTAAACGAAGATTTAAATACCCGGTCTAAAGAATTTGATTATCAAAAATCAGAATTTTTTATTAATGGTGTAGACGAAGACGAGGAAGATGAAGAGGACGAAGATGAAGGTGATGATCCACAGGATTTTAATGCGAACAGGTGTCCTGTTAATGCGTTTTAATTAGGATACGCTAGAGTTTAGGTAATTCGACACAAACTTGTGTCCCAAACTCGTTTAACAATTGATGGTTTACGTCATTACGTTTGTGATGGAGTACATAGACCACTACCTTCAGTAACTAGTGTCTTATCCGCTACACAAACGGAAGATACTCAACGGAAATTAGCTCACTGGAATGTATTAAATCCGGGTGTAGCAGATGCAGCGGCGGCAAGAGGTTCGTGGGTACACGGTGCAGTCGAAAACTATATCCGAGGTCTAATTGTCAAACCGCCTCAGGATTTACTTCCTTTTTGGCAAGATCTTCCAGAAAAATTAGATGAGCTTTTAGAAAACAGTAAGGTGCTGTGGTCTGAAAAGCCATATAATCAGCCACAGTGGTCAAAATATGTGGGGGACGACGGTATTGGCAGAATTCATTATTACGACAATACTACAGGCCATGGTTATGCCGGTTGTCCCGACATAATTTATAAAGATCAAAACGGGGAATGTATACTCGCAGACTTTAAAACTTCCGCAGGTCCTTATAGTTATAGATTTCCAAAACCCACTATGGACTTAGACGAGAAAACTCGTAAGGCTTTAGTTAGTGGTGTTTTTAAATTAAAAAAGACAAAGTTACAGCTAGCTGCATACTCTATTGCTGCAGAGCATTGTCTAGGAGTTAAAATCGACAAAACTCGAATAATTGTGTCTACTCCTGTTCCCGAGTATTCAGTTCAAATTTTTACTTTTGGTGCTAACGAATTAGATATAGACAAGAAACAGTGGATGGAAGTTTTAAAGAAATTTTACTCGAAAGTTTAACCCGAGCTTTCGAGTCTAACCGTGGTCTAATACGGGACATCGTGCCAAAATAGTAAGACGGAGCTAGCCCATGCAATTTGTCTGTTCGTTAAATTCTGAAGTTAAAAAATATGTAAACCCTAAAACAGGGAAAATAAGTGCAGGTGGTAATTTTAAGTCATTCAATGAGAATTGGATTCCTGTTACCGAAAGCATTACTTTTATATCAGAACAAGTAAAAGAAGGCGAAGGTCTTTGTGCGTGGCATTTAGTAGATGGCAAGCGCATTAAGGATAAGACTGGATGTATTCAAGCAGGCTTGATTATTATTGATATAGATAATCAACTAGACGGAAAAACAGAAGAAGGTGAAAAAATACAGAAGCAAGAGTTAACTCCTGATCAAGCACTCGAATTAGATCTTTGTAAAAACTATCTATCATCCGCTTATTACTCGCCTAGCTCCACGGTAGATTGGCCTCGATTTAGATTGGTATTTGGTTTAGAAAAACCGATATTAGACCCAGATTTTTTTCAATGGTTTACAAGGCAGATTTCCCAACAGATTCCGGGCTCAGATCGTAGAGCGACATTAACGGTAAATCTTTTTTACGGTTCAAAACAAGGAGAAGATCTTATATGTGTTACAGAAAAATTCATACCAGCGGTAAAAATTGACGAAGCTTATATTGCTTACACACGAATCCCTAAAGAAGAATCTACAGAATCAGATCCATTAGAAGCGTTAAATGTTGAATATGCCGACGAAGGGGTAGAGATCAGCAAACTGGTTAGTAACTCGGTTAAGGAGATACTCGAAGGCAATCAAGTCGAGGACAGATCGTTTGCCATGGCTATGGTTCTCAAAGAAATCATAGGGTGGAGCAACTGGTTACGAGACTCGCAAGTCCCAACACGAGAAAAACCACTTGACATAGCACACCGTGCGTTCTATGCTCTGTATGACTACGCACCTGAGCTTGATGGCAAATTTAACCGGATCTTAAACAGCATCACTGATGCTTCTTCTTTGAAGCCAGCTATTTCGCTAGCTGTAGAGAACGGAGAATTATCCCCGTGGAAAAAGTTAAAGTCTCACTATAAGAATCTCTTTGAGACCTTGTGCCCAGATCAAGTTAAATCAGACATCAAAAGCAAAAAAGCAAAACCAGTAAATTCAATATTGGCTTTTGACATTTTTTCGGAAGATTCTTTCCAAACAACATCAACATCAACACCTTCACAATCAATCGATTCAATGGCTACCACACCAGCAACACCGGCCCAGCTAATAAACTTGCAACAAAACAACAGGCAGTTTTCGGAGAACGACATTGCCGATGTTATTGTTAACAACTATGGCGATCGCTTTTTATTCGACTCGACCTTAGACGAGTTCTTTACTTACGACGACGACCAAGGTATTTGGTATCTCCAAGACGATCAGCACATTAAACGTAGGATTGTAAAAACCCTAGACACTTTTGTTGTAGCTGGTGTTCTACCGAAATACAACTCAGCTACCGTGGCTTCCGTTTATCAAATACTAAAAGCTAAAATGTTACGTTCGATTGATGGTGGACGTACATCCATATGGAACAAAGGTCGCCGTTTTATACCATTTAAGAACGGTATTCTAGATCCGGACACACAACAATTTAACGCGGGTAACCATAAGGATTTGTTCTTACGAACAAAGCTAGGTTATGACTACGACAAAAAAGCTATGTGCCCTAAGTTTATTACTTGGCTAGAACATGCTGTCGGAACAGAAAAGGTAGTTATTATCCAAGCATTTCTACGTGCGTTGGTAACAGGTTATGTCACAGGAGAAAAATTTCTTCACTTAATTGGTCCGGGCGGTACAGGTAAATCCACGCTGCAGCAAATTCTTATTGCCCTTGCTGGATTTGGTGGGACGCATACGAGCGATTTAGAAACAATTGAAACCAATCGGTTCGAGACGCACAACCTCATCGGCAAGCGGTTACTGCTTTTGACAGACGAGGCTTCTTTCTCAAAACGTTTAGACACGTTAAAAAAACTTACTTCCTCCTCTGACACTTTGCGGGCGGAGCGAAAGTATGGGACACAGACGATTAACTTTAAACCGGAGTTGTTGGTTTGTATTGCTTCTAACGAACATATATCGTCCTCCGATATTAGTAGCGGATTGGAGCGTCGTCGTTTGACGATTGTCATGGATAAAGTTGTCCCTCCTTCTCAACGTAAGAATCTTATAAATGTGTATGAAGATCGCATAGAAGGTGAATTAGCTCCAGAACTATCGGGGATTGTGAGTTGGGCTTTAGCAATGACGCGGGATCAGATGCGCGATGTGCTGAGCAATCCGGTTAAGCATTGCCCCACGCTGAATGCTACGGATATCGAAGCTCTGGTGTTTAACAATCCAATTTGCGCGTGGCTTTCGGACTGTTGTTTGTATGCGCCTAATTCCACTACAAGTATCGGGGGAGGTGCTTTCCGACCTTCTACGGACGAAAGCGAACGTGGTTTGTATGTTAAAAACGCATATGTTGAGCTGTATGCAAGCTACGTTAACTTCTGTAAATCAAATGGATACAAACATGCGGCTAAACAAAGATTTGTAGATCGTTTAAAAGAAACAGCACAGAATGTCCTAAAGATTGAGAAGGTAGATCCTCGATTAATTGGAGGCAAAGCAGTGGTTACTGGTTTACAATTGAAGCCGTATGATGTCACTACAGATCGTGCGTCATACGGAGACACTCGTCTCCCGTCGCCGATCGAATGGGCATCAAACCCAACATATGATCTTTGGAAAACTGCTTTTGAAACTCATGACACTAAAACAACCTAGTTCTTTTTTTGGCGTTCTTACCGGCATAGGTGCAGCAGCAAGTATTGGAGCAGCTTGGTTCCAACCCACGGCGGTTGCACCTATATTGGCTGCCTCCGGCGGTGTTCTGTTCGGGGCATCCGTTTTATCGGAAAAGAAAAGACAAGAGGAGATTGAAATTACAGAGGCCACGAACGTAGCGTCAAACTTTAGTCGTTTATACGACACCAACAAAGGAATCGTATCGGCAGAGCAGCTTGCAATTAATTCAAACGTAGGTATAGATCGGATTAATGAGTTTCTCGGTAGGTTACTTGAGGAACAAAAAGGGCAGCTAATTAAAACAGAACAAGGAATAGTCTATTCTTTTCCTCACCCTGCTCACGTACTCACTGAATTAACAAATAACGCTAAAAATTGGGCATTTGCTCAACAAGAGCAGTTACTTCAACAAATTAGTGCTCTACAACAACAAACTGCCATGATTGCTGCTCAACAAGCCGCAATGCGAGTTCCGTTACAACCCTTAGGACCAGATCAACAATCCTTAAAAAATAATGAAGTTGCTAAGCCTGGTGGTGACTTGTGGAATAGTTTACTATAATTAAAGAATGCGAACGCAGAGCGACTTAATGGCGGGCCTAATAAAGCCCGCCTTCGCTTTATCTATAGTTAATATTTAACCAACCACGCAAACTATGGTCGTCATTAGCGGCTGACATTACTGCTTCTGTCGTAATAGGAA